GACTCTTTCTGCGCCCGTATGAAAGGGATGAAAGCGAAGCTTACGAGCGCCAAGACCGCAAACGATCCGGATTCGAGGATTAACAAGTCTTTGAGAGCTTGGAATTGTGCTGATGGTGGGTACGTTACCAAAGCCGATGGTTGCGCCACCAAAGGCAAAACGAAAGGCAGGTTTGTGTAATGGATTTAAACACTATCTGGTCTGCTGGACTTTCTGTTTTGATGGGAGCTTTGTGGTTCTTTATCAAAGAGAAGTTTGAGGATGTCAAACGAGTTGAGCGTTTGCTCAACACAACCCGTGAGGAGATGGCCCGTGATTACGCAACTAATTCAGAAGTACAAAGAGTTACTGACCACATTGACCAGCGGTTTAACCGCCTTGAAGCAAAAATTGACCAGCTTATTCAAGCGGGAAAATAATGCCGAGCACAAGTAAAAAACAACACAGTTTCATGGAAGCGGTGGCCCACAATCCAGCGTTTGCCAAGAAAGTCGGAGTCCCGCAGTCTGTGGGCAAGGATTTTTCAACTGCCGACAAAGGCAAAACTTTTAAAAGAGGTGGTGATATGGCTACAAAGAAAATGAACCCGTTTGCTAAATTTGAAAAATCTGGCAAAGATGTCGAGAAAAAAGGCATGAAAGAAGGCTCTAAAGCTGACATGGCTTTGGATAAGAAACAAATGATGGGCATGAAAAAAGGCGGCATGAAAAAAATGGCTGCTGGCGGCATGACCGAATCAATGGGCCCACGTTCAATGTCGTCTGACGTTGAAAAAGGCTCCAACAAAAAAGCTGCGCATGGCGAACACGCCGTCCAGAAAAAAGGGCATACCAAGGGTAAACAAATTGTCATGTCCGGCAACAAGGGCATGAAGCGCGGCGGCAAAGTTTGCTAAGGAGTTCAAAATGGAACGCAAAGTACCCAACATGAAAGAGTCTTCAACAGCTCACAAGATGCACCACGAGCATGTTAAACAACATGCTGCTGGTCATTCACATCACAGCGACGCCTTTATGAAGCACAGTGCTGGTCATCAGTACGAGCAAGATAGAGTCAAAGCTATGTGTGGCGGCGGCAAAACAAAATGATGGCAAGCCGTGGCATGGGCGACATCAGCCCATCCAAAATGCCGGGTAAGAAGACGATCACCCGCAAGGATGATCCGAACAAGGTCGCCATGTACAAGCGTGGGGGCAAAGTCAAAAAGTTTGATGAAGGCGGCGAAACGCTTGCAGAAAAAGCAAGACAGCAAATTGCTGAGTATCAAAACAGCGGAGCCGACAACTCAATGCAAAGTGACTTTACCCCAGTCATCAATGGTGGCGGGGCTGGAGATAAATACGGTGTTGGGGTGGGTGGTCGTGCAAGTCTACAAAAACGCTTGAGTGACAATGCAACGATTGGTGCTTATCTTGAAGGGAGTGCATACAAACCCAAAGAAGGAAAAGCACAAGGAAAATTGACCGGTGCCGGTGCAAATCTTGAATATCGGTGGAAAGAAGGCGGCAAAGTCAATGCCGCTGGCAATTACACAAAACCCGGTCTTCGCAAGAAGATTGTGGCTCAAGTAAAAGCCGCCGCAACGCAAGGCACCAAAGCAGGTCAATGGTCGGCACGTAAAGCGCAGCTTGTGGCCAAGAAATACAAGGCTTCGGGTGGGGGATACAGAGATTGAAACCGTCGCAGACTTCTTTGAAAAACTGGACTGACCAGAAATGGCGCACCAAATCAGGGAAGCCTTCGTCAAAAACAGGTGAGAGATACTTGCCTGAAGCGGCGATTAAGTCCTTGTCTTCTTCGGAGTATGCAGCTACAACCAAAGCAAAACGCCAAGGTAAAGCATCAGGAAAGCAGTTTGTGGCGCAGCCAAAAAACATTGCAAAGAAAACGGCAAGGTATAGATAATGGCATACACCTCTGGAACCACCGGCTTTAATTTAGACCTCACCGAACTGGTTGAGGAGGCGTTTGAGCGTGCGGGTTCAGAGTTGCGCACAGGCTATGACCTTCGCACCGCGCGTCGGTCACTTAACTTACTGTTTGCTGACTGGGCAAACCGCGGTGTCAACATGTGGACATTTGAGCAGGGCACGATCACCCTAACTCAAGGTCTGAACACATATGCGTTGCCCAATGACACGGTGGACTTGCTGGATCATGTGATCCGCACGCAGCCCAACAATACCTCTAATCAGGCAGATTTAACGATAACACGCATCAGTGTGTCCACCTATGCAACCATCCCCAATAAGTTGACACAAGCACGGCCTATTCAGGTGTGGGTCAAGCGCTTGGATGGCCGTGAAGCCCCCACGGCAGTCACTTTAAATGGGGCAATTGGGGCTACAGATACAACGATCACGGTTAACTCGACTGTGGGTTTGGCCACATCCGGTTACGTCAAGATCGACTCTGAGTATATTTTCTACAACTACACCACCGATACCACCCTTGGAAACTGTTTCAGGGGGCAAAACAACTCAACCGCCGCATCTCACACGTCTGGCACAGCCCTTTTTGCGGCCAACTTGCCCTCAATTACGGTCTGGCCAACTCCAGATAATGCCCAGACGTACCAGTTTGTGTACTGGCGTATGCGTCGCGTGCAAGATGCGGGTGAAGGCGTGAATGTTATGGACGTGCCGTTCCGGTTTGTGCCCTGTATGGCGGCTGGACTGGCCTACTACATTGCGCTTAAGGTGCCAAATGGCATGCAGCGATTACCGATTTTGAAGCAGCAGTACGACGAAGCGTGGATGACTGCCGCTGATGAGGATCAAGAACGCGCCGCGTTGCGTCTTGTGCCTAGACAGATGTTCATTGGAAGCGGTTACTGATGGGTAATCGGTTTTCATCCGGCAAAAACTCGATTGCAGAGTGTGATCGGTGCGGATTTCGCTTCAAGTTGACGATGCTCAAGAAAGAGATCATCAAAACGAAGAATTACGACTTGAAAGTGTGCCCACAATGCTGGGATCCCGACCAGCCACAGTTGCAGTTGGGCATGTATCCGGTGGATGACCCCCAAGGTGTGCGTGATCCACGCCCTGATTTGAGTTATTTAACTTCTGGTCTGCTGGCAGACGGGTACAGTGGTGGTGGTAGCCGAGTATTTCAGTGGGGATGGAACCCAGTTGGTGGGGCTTCAAGTTTTGATGCGGCACTCACACCAAATAATTTGGCTTTTGTGGTGCAAATTGGTACAGTAACGGTAGCAACGACGTAAGGAGTCGAAAATGGCGAAAAAAGAAATGTCCAACAGCGATATGGCGCAAGACAAGAAGCTGATTAAAAAGGCAATTGCAATGCACGACAAGCAAGAGCACAAAGGCTCACGCACTGACTTGTCCAAATTGAAAAAAGGCGGCATGGCTAAAATGCACAAAGGCGGCAAGACCAATGAAGACATGAAGAGCATGGGTCGTGGCATGGCCAAAGTAGCTGACCAGAAGTCTGGCACGAAAGGTTAATCATGGCTAAATTTAGCGATAAGCGTATGGGCAAAGAAGTTGGCAGCGCCAGCGTCTATGCACAACCTCACGACATGTCTGGAAAGGCTGTGGCTATTTCGGCCACTCCCGGCTCTGGCAACAACCGCAGCAAGCTCGATGAGTACGATGTGACTATCGGCAACATCAGCAAGTCTGCTGGTAATGAACCGACAAAGACTGACGGTATCAAAATTCGCGGTACTGGAGCAGCCACTAAAGGCGTGATGGCAAGAGGCCCGATGGCATGAACTACACCGAGCTTGTAACTGCGGTAACGGATTACACGGAGAACACTGTCCCCACGGTGGACATGAACGTGTTCATCGAACAGGCCGAACAACGCATTTACAACACAATTCAGTTCCCATCATTGCGTGCAAATAAGACGGGCGTAGTTACGGCAAACAACAAATACTTGTCTTGCCCTAGTGATTTCCTGTCTGTTTATTCGCTTGCCGTTATCGAAAACATGGGAACCGACAATGAAAATTACACATACCTTTTAAACAAAGATGTGAACTTCATTCGTGAGGCTTATCCAAGTTCAAAATCAACTGGCTTGCCAAAGTTCTACGCTTTATTTGGCCCGCAATCGTCGAACGTAAATGAGCTTTCATTCATCCTTGGCCCGACGCCTGATGCGGCTTATGATGTTGAGCTGCATTATTACTACTACCCGCCGACCATCATTCAAGGCGCTATCACTACTGTAAGCATAACCACAGCAGGTTCTGGTTATGTGAGCGGAACATATTATGGTGTTCCTTTGTCCGGCGGGTATGGAAACTCTGCATCTGCGACTGTTACTGTTACTGCCGGTGCAGTTAGCAGTGTGACCATAACAAACGGCGGATCCTACTATTTGGTTGGCGACACAATCACTTTCTCAAACACCTATTTGGGCGGCTCGGGTACAGCATTTACTGGAGCTGTGGGATCAGTATCAAACAGCACTGGTCGCACGTGGCTTGGTGATAACTATGATTCTGTTCTATTGTACGGAACGCTGGTTGAGGCTTATACCTACATGAAGGGTGAAGCTGACTTGGCGCTGGCGTATGAAACCAAGTACAAAGAAGCACTTGCACAAGCCAAGCGTCTGGGTGATGGACTTGAGCGTACCGATGCATACCGCACTGGTCAATATAGACAGGCGGTCACATGAGCTTTACCGGCAATTGGGCATGCAACACATTCAAAACAGGGTTGATGAACGGCACGTTCAACTTCACCTCTGGAACGTTTTACATGGCCCTGTACACCAATGCAGCCTCGCTTGATGCCACTACCACGGCTTATACGTCTACGGGCGAAGTTGTGGCTTCAGGGTATACCGCTGGCGGTCTGGCTCTTTCAATTGCGCAAACACCAACGGTAGGTAACTCAGGGAACATTGCGTACATTTCATTCAGCAATGCTGTTTGGAATTCAGCCTTGACTGCGCGAGGCGCATTGATTTATCAAAACACCACTGGCAATCCGGCAGTTTGTGTGTTGGATTTTGGTTCAGATAAAACGTCCAATTCAACATTCACAGTGCAATTCCCAAATCCATCAAACACTTCAGCAATCATAAGGATCGCATAATGGCAATTATATTTACGACCAAGGGCGACATGGATGAATCTTTGCTTGAAAAACGGGAAGGTACGGTCGATAATGACAATGAGTTAACCACATGGGTTGAGTATTGGGATGGTCAAGAACTTGTCCATCGCTCTGCACATGTGACTTTGAAAAAAATGCCCAACTTTGCTGGCGGCGACACAGCTTCTTTTTAAGGAAACATCATGGCAAATACCCAATCAATGACAACTTCGTTCATGGGCGAGTTGCTGACGGCAACCCATAATTTTGGCACTGCGCCAACCCGTGGGGCTTCAACTGCCGACACGTTCAAAGCGTTGTTGGTTTTGGCCTCTGGTACGGTTAATGCCAGCCAAACAAACGTTGGCACTCCCGGCACTGGAACTCCCACCACATCCAATATTGGAACGTCCGAAGTATCAGGCACAAACTATACGGCAGGCGGGGTAACGGTTACCAATGCAACAGCACCTACCGCAACCAATTCGTCTTCTACCGCAGGCGTTGCATACTGGACTCCATCTGCGAGTTTTGTATATACAAACGTAACTTTGTCTACGGCCTTTGATACTGTCGTTGTGTATAACAGCACTCAGGGCGGTAAGACGGTGAGCGTTCATACATTTGGATCGCAGACCATCACTGCTGGCACGTTTACTTTAACGATGCCATCAAACACCACAACTACGGCATTGTTGCGTTTATCCACAACTTAATGCGGAGGCGGCGTATGCCGTAAACCATGTTTGGTATCTCCGCATTTTCCGAAACCCCCTTTGCCGCCTTACCAGCGGCATCATCTTCAAATGTCACTGTTGCGCTGACCGGAGTATTTGCGTCTGGTGATGTAGGGGCGGTGACGGCAGCAAGCACCCCCGCTGACACAGGAGATGCGGCAAGCGGCAATGCAGGTTCAATAACCGCAAATTTATCTGTTGCTTTATCGGGCGTATCTGCCAGTGGCTTTGTTGGAACGGTAACAGTACAGTCCGTAGTAAATGTTGCTATTTCTGGTGTAGCGGTTACAGGATCTGTAGGGTCAGTTACACCCATTACAGCACTTTCTGGGATATCAGCTTCCGGGGCTGTTGGTACTGTTTCTAATGGTGGCATAACGGTAGCACTGTCCGGCGTTTCTGCAACCGGCAGCGCAGGATTGGTAAGCCCCAATATCTCCAAGGCATTGAGTGGCGTATCCGCATCTGGCGCAGTGGGTTCTGTAGCTCAGTCTGCTTCTGTAGGAATCAGTGGGGTAGATGCATCTGGTCTTGCAGGAACAATTGCTCGCGCCGCATCTTTTGCCTTATCAGGCAATGCTGCCAGCGGCGATATTGGTAGCGTTATAGCAACTCAAATATTGTCTGGAAGCGGCGCATCTGGTAATGTAGGTTCCATAGGTTTAAACATAACTATGGCACTGACAGGAGCCGCTGCTTCTGGCTTGACTGGAAATGTATCTTCTGTATACTGGAAAGTAATTGATGATGCTCAAACGCCAAACTGGGGAACAATAGATTCAACGCAAACATCTGCTTGGTCTGACATTGACGACTCACAATCTGCGTCTTGGGCGGCAATAAACAATTTGCAAACGCCAAATTGGACTTCAATTGACGATTCAGAATCGGCAAATTGGCAATTGATTGAGACAACATAAAGGCAAATCATGGCTTTAGCGTTAAACGACAGAGTTCAACAAACAGGTACGGCGAATACCACGGTGAGCTTTACCCTGTCCGGCTCTGTCACGGGGTTTCAATCATTTGCTGTTGTTGGAAACGGAAACACCACATACTACTCAGCCACTGATGCGTCTGGTAATTGGGAGGTTGGATTAGGCACATACTCAACTACAGGCCCCACATTAACCAGAACAACAGTATACTCTTCAAGCAATTCAAACAGTGCTGTTACTTTTTCTGGAACAGTAAATGTGTTCATCACATATCCGGCAATTGTGGCAAGTAACGCTGGCGCAGGAAATGCTTACGGCTGGTTCATAAGCAGATAAGGAAAATCATGTTAGTCTTAGACACAACATCAAAAACAATCACAGCGGTTTTATCTGCTGCACCTGCAACAAACCAACCTAACTATGTGGTGGCATGGGCTGATAACAATGGCACAACTTTTACAGAGGGTGCGTCTGACGGTACTTTGAATGGCACTTCAACTGTCACAATGGTCGCATCCCCTGCCGCCTCAACCCGCAGAGTTATTAAATCTATCAATATTCAAAACACCGATACAGCACAAGTAACAGTAACGGTTGGTTATTACAACGGAACAAACACAAGAGTTATTGCCAAGGTTATCCTTAATGTAGGCGACACATGGACAACAGATGCCACATTTGACCCTAATGGTCAGCTTAAATATGTGTTTGGTTCTGTCAATGCTGCAACGCAACTTACAGGTACAGTGCAAATAGCAAATGGCG